GCAGGTCGAGCGCCCGGCGGTCGTCGGGTTCACCGTCGGCGGCTGGGTCTATCAGACGTTCCTCGCGGCCGAGGTGGCCGACGAGGACGTCCGCGAGCTGCGGCTGTCGCAGCCGCGGCAGGTGATTGCGCAGGACAACCGGGGCACGGTCAATCGGGTGGTCTATTCCGGCGTGCCGCGCCGGACGGCCGAGGCGCTCGGCGATTACCTGATGGATCGGATCTCGGAGAACGACGTCCGGCTGAGAGGGGCCGGGCCGCAGCACGTGCGCGAGCGCGAGGCTGCACTGCGCCGGGTGGCGGGAAGTATCCGCGGCGCGGCTGGGTGGCAAATCGCAGGAGAGGAGGAGCTGTGAACGAGGAGGAGCGCCGGTCGCACTTCGCGACCGTTCGGGTCGAGCTGGAGGACGTCACGGCCGAGGAGGCGGGCCAGTTTTGGCGCGCGCTGGCCGAGCACGAGATCGAGATCGGCGGCTACGCCGCCGCGATCGTCGCGGTCGCGCCCGAGGTGGTCACCGTGCGGGCGCCGGGCACGTCGACGTCGACGATCTTCCCGCCCGACTCCGAGGAGGAGTCGCGGCGCTACCACGGGGACTAGGCCGTGCGCCCGCAAGCCCGCGCCTACCGGCTCGGGCCCGAACCGTGGTGGCTCGTGTGCGCCCACTACGCCTCGGCGCTCCAGGCGCGCCGGGCGTGGGAGCGCGTCGAGCGCAAGGTTCCGCGAGGCTCGCTCGGGATCTACCGGCACGGGCCGAAAGACGACCCCGGCTCGCATGTGTCGGCGGTGTCCCTGGAGCGCGAGCAGGTCGAGCGGGTCGGGCGTCTGCTGCGTGACGGGGAGGACGTCGCGCTGCCCGACTCGCTCGCCTACTCGCTGATCGTCCGCCGGGCGCGCGTCGTCGTCGAGGCCGTGGCCGGGCACGGCGACGTGACCGGCCGGGTCAAGATCCGGCGGCCCGAGCGCGCGGGCGCGACGCTGACGCCCGAGGGCGAGATGATCGACCCGGAACCGGGGCAAGGATGACCGGCGTCGACGGCAATCACTGGCCGTGTCGCGCGTGCAACGCGCGGCCGCCGCGTGGTCACCCGTTCCACGGCTCGGGCGTAGCCTGCCACTTCCCCACGGGACACGAGGGCGGCCATGCGTGGGAGATCGGCTCCGGGCGGTTCTACGGATACGAGGGCGAGCCGATCTCTCACGAGCAATGGCTGCGACTGCTCGCCAACGAGGACGGGCGCCAGGTGGCGCGCGACGAGCTGCCGGACGGCGTCGAGGTGTCGACCGTATGGCTCGGGATCGACTACGGGCGAGGTCACACTCTCCGGCCGTTGGTCTACGAGACGGTCATATTCGGGGGTCCGCTGGAGGGCCGCGGCGCTCGCTACGCGACGCGCGAGGAGGCGCTCGCCGGGCACGCGCAGGCGGTCGAGCAGGCCCGACGCGAGGAGGGCGGATGAGGCATTACATCGAGCACCGGCACGCGTGGACGCCGCGGTTCTGGCCGATGGCGCTGGGCTCGGCCGCGCTCGTGGCGGTGTTCGTGCTGGCGCTGCGGCCGGGCGTGTTCGCGATCGTGGGGATCGCCGTCGGCGTGGCGGTGCTCGTCGGCAATGTGCGATGGGCGGTGTGGCGCCACCGGCACCCGGTCGTGCCGCCGGACATCTACATCACCGAGCTGATCCGCGAGCGGCGGCAGGCGGCGAGGTGGAACTGATGACCGACGTCTCGGGCCCGTGGGCCGCGCACATCCTCGACGGTCCGGCCGCGAGCGAGGTCGACCGGCTGTGGACGGTCGGGCCAGTGTGGCGCGAGATCCGGCTCGCGCCGATGCCGTCGGCGGCCCGCGGCGATCACTGGGTGATCGTCGGCGGCTCGGGCATTCCCGACGACGGCGCGCCGCCGTGGCCGGGCGAGGTGTCCTACCGGCTCGTCGAGGTCGCCGACGCGTTTCACCCCGAGGTCGACGTCGAGGTCGTCGCGTTCTACCGGTGCGCCGATGTCCCGCGGTGACGACGAGCACATGAGCGTGCCGACGTGGCGGATGCGCCAGCTGCAGGACATCGAGCAGGCGGCGCTGGAGGTCGTCGAGCTGATCGGGGCGACGCCGTTCGAGAATCGCTCGCCGTTCGAGCGCGAGGTGAGCGCGCTCCTCAGCGATGCGATCGAGGGGCCGCGTTGATCGACGAGCTGTACCGCCCGAGGCCGTGGTGGGTCCTGTGGCACAAGGGCCGGGAGGCGTACAGCGCCGAGCGGGGGTGCTGGGTGATCGCGGGCACGGGCCCGGACGATGGGCGGTACTGGGACCCCGAGACCGGCGCGGAGATCAGGCTCGTCGACGCCGACGTCGGGCTGCCGGTCCAGTGGCCCGAGCAGGAGATCGGGCTCGGCGTGCGCCGCTGCCCGCAGCGGGTCGAGATCGGGGGGCAACCCGCGCGCCGTCCGATCCGGCGGTCTCACTCGGACCGCGCTGTGTACGCGGCCGACCGGCGCGACGACGGCGCGACGCTCCGCGAGATCGCCGCCGAGCTGGGCGTGTCTCGTGAGCGCGTGCGCCAGCTCGTCGAGGGCCGACGGATCATCTGGCGATGACCGACGCCAACCCCCCGACCTGCCTCGTGTGTTTCGGCGTAGCGGTATTGATCGCGCCCTGTGGCATCCCGGTCTGTGCACGTTGCGCTCCGAAGGTGTGGAAGCTGTGAACGCCGTCGAGCAGATGGCCGCCGAGGTGCGCGCCGGTCGCGCCGAGCTGCTGATCGGCGTCTGCTGCACGTGCGAGCTGTGGTTCCCCGTCGACGAGATCGGCGAGTCGTGCCCGGCCGACGGCACCGAGCGGCGCTCGCACCTCGTCAACTACTACGCGCTCTGTGGGGTTCGCCGTGCCAAATGAGGAGTTCGACGTCGACATGCCCGCGATCAAGGCGATGCTGAACGACATCGGCCACACGATCGGCGACCAGCTCCCCGAGGGCTGGGGTATGTGCCTGCTGCTGTTCAGTTTCGGCGAGGACGGCGCGACGTTCTACATCTCGAACGCCGAGCGCGGGACGATGATCGCCGCGCTGCAGGAGTTCATCCGCGAGCAAAAGCGCCGTGGGCATTGACGAGCCGCACGTCGTCGTGCTGCGCGGCGTCCGGCCGTGCGCCGAGTGCGGCTCGACTGACTACTTTGTCGTCGCCGTGCCAAAGGTCGCGACCGGCCAGCTTTACCCGGTCGTCGGGCAGTGCGAGGCGTGCGGCGTGCAGGACGAGCTGTGGGGCTCGGAGCCGCTCGGCGAGGCGGACGTCCGGCCGTGCTTTGTGTGCCGCGGGCCGGTCGTCTGCGAGGCGGGCTATCCGGCCGACGTCTCCGTCGTCTGCGAACCGTGCAGGCGCGGGTCGCTGAATTAGGCCGCGTGGCGTGCCAGGGGACCGCTGGGGACGACTTCCCGCCGCGCGCGACGCCTAGCTCACGCGCCAGCGGAGGGCCGCAGAACGCCGGAGAACGCGCCAGGGGCCAGAACGCAAAAAAGGCCCCGCTGCCGGGGGCAGCGGGGCGGGGGTCAGTCTCGGAACGGGGGCCCGACCTTGCGGGTCCACGCGGCGTCGAATCGCTCGACGTCGGCGCGGCGCCATAGCCGGAAGCCGCGGGGGGTGACGGCGTAAGGGCGGGGGAACGCCGGGCGCTTGGACAGCGTCGCGGCTCGGCTGCGGTTCACGCCGAGCTGCTCGGCGACGTCGGTCAGGGTCAACAGCTCGATGGGCATAATGGGCACCTCCTCGGGGTGACTCGGGGACTCATCAGGGCCGAGCCCGGCCGGGGAACCGGCCGGGCTCGCTCGATCATTGGTCGCCTCGGATCAGGCCGGGGTCGGCGAGGATGCGCTCGACTTCCCGGCCGACTCCGGCCCACGCGGCGACGGCTCGGTCGCCGCTGCGGGTGCGGTAGTGCGCCTGCGCGGCGTAGAGACGCCGGAGCTTCGCCGTCGAGATCCGCCGGTAGGCGTCGCGGACAAGCTCGGGCGTGGCGAGCAGGTCGCCGAGGCCCATCCCGTAGCCGAACGTGTGGGCTCGGGTCACGGCCGCGTCGCGCTCGCGGCGGACGCGGATCAGCTCGGTGAACCGCTGGCCGTTGCCGTAGTCGTAGCCGAGCGATCGGCGCTCGTCGTCGTAGATCGTGAGCACCGACAGCTCGGCGTCGAGGCGCCGGGCGTTGTCGACGAGCTGCTTCCGGCGGTCGGCGTCGAGCACGCGGCGGCGCTCGTCGTGGTCGAGGTTCGTGGGGGTCGTGGGGGTCATCAGGGCTCCTTAGTGGTCGGGGGTTAGCTAAGCGCGTCGACGCGGGCGCCGCAGCGCTCGCACACGGGGACGTCGCCGAGGATCGGGTGCGGGCGGGTGGTCGTGGCCGGGTTACGGCACAGCGCCCACCATTGGCACTCGCCGCTCGGGACGAGCCCGGCGTCGCGGGCCCACCGCTCGCGGCGCTCGTCGGCGCGCTCGACCGCGCGCTGATCGGCGGCGAGCACGTCGCCGTGCGTCAGCAGGTGGGCGGCGATCGCCTCGTCGCGCAGGTCGCGTAGCCGGTTCGCGTAGGGCCCGGCGGTGTCGACGCCGGAGGCGTCCTCCAGCTCGACGATCGCGAGCGCCGCGTCCTCGTACTGCAGGCGGGCGTTGCGATCCTTGACCCAACCGGTCAGGCCGGTCCGGCGGACGTAGCTGCGCAGCCGCGCGAGGGCGCGCTGCGCGTTCTTAGTGGTGTCGGGGGTGGTCATCGGGGCTCCTCGGGGTAGTGGTGTCGGGGTGACTCATCAGGGGTTCAGCTCCGAGCCGCCCGCTGGGGAGGCGGGCGGCTCGTCCAGTCATCGGCCGTAGCGCTCGCGCTGTTCGAGCTGCCATTCGATGCCGTAGGGCTCGTGGCGCTCCTCGAACGTCGGCTCGTCGGGGTCCTCGATAAAGATCCCGGCCGCCTCGCGGCGGGCGATCTCGTCGCGGACCGCTTGGCGCTCGGCCGCGTCGGCGGCGAGTCGGCGGCAGGTCGAGCAGGTCGCCGGGTCGTGGTCCTCGTCCTCGGCGGCGTAGCAGCCGAGGCCGTCGATCTCGGCCAGCTCGGCCCGGCGGGCGTCGTCGTAGAACAGCCAGTCGGCGAGCTGCCGATCGGGGATGGTGGTCAGGTCGGGGGTGGTCATCAGGGCTCCTCTCGGGCGCAAGCGGTAACGCAACCGCTTGCGCTCTCAGTTGCGGGGTTAGTTGCGCAGCTGCGCCGGGGCGACGCAGCGCACGCGCCAGAACTGGCCGTCGCGGTCGAGCGCGTTGGCGTAGTGGTGGAAGCTCGCGCGGTAGGCGATGTAGGCGGTCTCGCCGTCGTCGGCCAGCACCCGGACGTGGATGTTGTCGTCGGGGTGCGAGCCGTACACAAACACCGCGTGCGGGGTGTCGTAGGGGTCGATCACCGGGCGCGGGGTGTCGGCGTCGACGGTGCTGTAGCCGTCGAACGTGTGGCCGTCGTAGGTGAAGGGCTGGCGGATGCTCATCAGGGGTGCTCCTATTCGGTGGGGGTGGGCGGGCCCGCCCGGTTGGGCGGGCCCGGACAATCAGAGGGCCGACTCGATCCGCCGGGCGACCGTGTCGATCGTCTCGGCGAACGTGCGCAGCTTGTCGACGCCGTTCTCGCCGGACCATCCGGCGACGTAGGGGACCGACGCCGCGGAGACGTCGAATCCCTGCCCGGCGAGGACGATGAACGTCGCCGCCTCGACGATCGTCTCGGCCGCCTCGCGGCCGTAGTCGCGATAGCCGATCCCGAGCGCGTGGGCCAGCTCGTGGACGAGCACCCGGACGCGGGCGTTCGGGCTGTGACCCTCGGCGACGACGATCCGCTTAGCGTCCGAGCTGTCGCAGTAGCCGCCGACGCCGTCGTCGAGCTGCTCGGTCGAGACCGAGTAGCCAAGCTCGCGGGCGAGCGTGACGAGCGCGGGCTCAAGGTGGGCGTGGCTGTCGCCGTCGAGCGCGACCGGCTCGGGCGCCTCGGGCAGCTCGTCGCCGTCCGTCTGCGAGACGTCGAACACGGGCACGAGCTTGAACGTGCGCACCTTGCGCTCGTGGCGCTTTTTCTTGGCGTTGTAGCGAGCGCCGAGTTCGTCGGCGTCGCAGGCGACCCACCATTCCATCGGGGCGAACACGCGGAGGGCGTGCGAGCCCTTAGCGGGGTAGCGGCCAAGCTCGCGCCATACGCTCGCCGCGGCGACGCGCGTCGCCTCGGGCAGCTGGGCCAGAATCAACATGACGTTGTTGGCCGAGTAGTTGTGGAACCGAGCGCGCGCCCGGAGCCAGGCGGCGAATCCCGCCTCGGACTGGAGCGACTCGACGGCCGACTCCAGGTGGCGCTGCGCCTCGTCGCGCTGCGCCTGCTTGTAGGCGGCGCGCTCCTCGTCGGTGAAGCGCTTGCTGTAGGACTTGCGGGCGGTGGCTGACATTGCAGCTCCTCTCTCTCGGGGGGTTAGCGGTGACTCATCAGGGGGTGGGGCCGGAGCCCGCCGATCAGTAGTGGATCGGCGAGCCCGTGTAGTTCGGGTTGCTCATCAGCGAGGCGACGATCGCGTCGCGCTCGGCGTAGAGGCCGTCGAGGATGCGACCGGCGGCGAACACGCCGCGCGCGTCGTTCATCTGCGAGGCGTTCCATTCAAGGGTGCGGGCCGAGTGGATCGCGTCGGCGATCTCGGCGAGGCGCTGCTCGGGGGTGGCGTTCGGGTCGAGGGCGTTGAACATGGGGTCTCTCTCTCATCAGGGGGTTAGGTGTGTGTGTGCTCGCGACCCTCGCTCGGGGGCGGAACTGGGACCGTCGGCGCTATGCGCTATCCGCTGAGCGGCACCCTCGCGTGAGGGCCGCGATTCGCAGCTCTTGCTGCTCACCCCGCGGGTACTAGCCGCGGACCCGGCGACTTGCGCCTCCCGTCTGCTTGCCGCGTGATCCGCGGGGCTCCGGTTATTTGATCTCTTGTCTCGTGTCGCTGGCTCCTTGTTTGCTGTTCTACTAATAGTACACGGTTGCACACCATTAGTTACAGCGACGGCGAAACTTTCTCGGCGGCCGCGGGTACGCGCGCGGGCCCGGCCGTCGAGGCGCTCGACCGTCCGCCGAGGCCGTGACACTGCCCGCCGCCGTCGCGAGGGGGCATCCCGCGAACGGCTTACTCCGATCTCCTCAAAGGGGGGTGTGCAGTGCGTGTAGTGCGAATGCTGAGCGCGGTTGCGCTCGGGCTGGCGCTGTGTGTGGCGCTGGCCGGTACGGCGGCCGCGATGCCGATCGGCGGCGACGGCGCCTCGGCCCATGCGGCGAAGGCTGGCCCGCGAGGTCCACGGGGCCCGCGAGGTCCGGCAGGCCCCGCCGGTCCAGTTGGTCCCGCTGGCCCTGCTGGTGCTACTGGCCCGGCGGGGCCGCAGGGGCTAATGGGATTGCCCGGCCCGACCGGCCCGGCCGGTCCCGTCGGCGCCACGGGCCCCGCTGGCCCGGCTGGCCCCGCGGGCAATACGAATACGTCCGAGTTCACGTTCAAGGGCGACACCTCGACGGCGAACACGCTGGTAAGCCAGCTCGACGGGATCAAGCTCGATGCGACGTGCAACGCCGCCGGGCGCCTGACGCTGACGGCCGTGGCGACGAACGTCGCGCCGGGCGTGCTCACCGAGCGCGACGGGGTGAACTTCAACATCGTTCCGCGGTTCGGCGAGGCCGACACCCCGGCCGCGTTGCTGATCACTCCGGCCAGCTCGGCCAGCTCCCGCGCCGACGTGACGGTGCACTACGTCTCGAACGCCGGGCAGGACACCACGATCAACGTCGCAGGAGTCGATCTCGCTGATGGCCCGAACGGGCTCGGCGAGGCGTGCGTCGTGTTCGGAACGGCGACCACGTTCTGATCGCTGACGGGTGGGGGCGGCACCCTGCCGGGGTGGCCGTCCCCGCTCGACCTATGCCCGCCACGTTCGGGGGGGCGTGGTCGACGTGTGGGGTGCGGGGGTGCACCGGCCTAGCCCCACCGGGTAGCCGGGTGTGCCCTGCCTGCGCAGGGCTGGCCGAGGCGGCCCGGCCCACCCGTGCACGTGACCGGCGCTCGGCCAAGTGGAAGCGCTTCGCTCGCGCGTACCTCGCGGCTCATCCGTACTGCTCGACGCCGAGCTGTCGTCGACGTGCGCAGGTAGTGCACCACGTCGACGAGCTGTCGCTCGACTCTCCGTCGAGCTTTGATCTCTCGCAGCTGCGCCCGCTGTGCCGTGCGTGCCACGCGGGGCTGCACGCGCGCGCCGCGGGTGGGATAGCAAGGGTGCCGCGCGCGTGAACGCGCGGCGGTGTAGTCGCGCTCCTCAAAATCCGCGCGAAACTTCCGATCTCGGCGCGATCCTGCGCGCCAATGCCGCCGATCCCGCAGCGCTGCCGGGTCGACGTGCTGGCTGATCGGACGATCGCCGCACGCGAGCCGGTCGCGATCGCGGTCACCGACCCGGTCGGGCGGCCGATCGTGCCGCTGGCGATCGCGTGGGGCGACGGCACGAACGGCGGGCCGAATCCGCACACCTACGCCGAGGCGCAGCAGGACGTGCAGGTGATGATCTCGGCGAGCATGGACGGGCGGCCGGTGTTCGGGACGTCGAGCCGGTTCAACGTCCTGCCGCGCCGCGACCCGCACCCCGGCGCCATCCGGCCGGTGTTTTGGGATTTCCCCTACCCGCCGCCGCCGGACATCCCCGCGCCGGTCGCCGACTTCACGATCTCGCCCGCGGCGCCGACCGACGCCGATCCGATCGTGCTCACCTCGACGTCGACCCCGGAGGAGTTCATCGAGGCGTGGGAGTGGGGGCAGCAGATGCCCGACACGATCGCGCCCGGCGAGGGCCCGCCCGTAATGAACCTCGGCCCGCAACCGGCGGGCGCCTACGTGTGGAATCTCCGCGTCCGGCTGACCGACGGCCGGTGGTCGACGCTGCGCTCCCGCGGCGTGCAGATCACCGCCACCGAGGACCCCGAGGAGCCCGAGCCGCCGCCCGAGGAGCCCGACGAGCCGCCGCCGGACGCGACGCGCGCGCATCGCCGTGCACGGCAACATTGACGACGAGCCCGAGGGCGACGGCGCGCGGTTCGGCGCCGCCGGTCAGGCGGCGCTCGACGCCGCGCTGAAGGTCGCGCCCGAGGACTCGTTCCTCGACGCGTGCCTGCGCTACGCCGAGGCCGTCGAGGACTACGACCGCATCCGGCGCCGGTGGAAAAACGCCAAGTCGCCGGTGACGACGTCGGGCTCGAACGGTCAGCTCGTCTCGCATCCGCTGATCAAGGAGATGCGCTACGCGCGCAAGCACGCCGCACAGCTCGGCGCGCTGCTCGGGCTCGACCGGCACGCGGCGAAGGTGATCGAGCCGGTCCGCCGCGGGCGGCCGGTCGGCTCCGGCGCTAACCCGCTCGCGGCGATCGCCGCGGCGCTCGACGGCGAGGAGGAGTGATGGCGACACGTAAACGGAAGTTCTCGACGCGCGAGTATGGGCTGCCGGTCACGCGCTCGTGGAAGTCGGCGAACTACGCCTATCCGCGCGGCGCGGGCAAGGATCGCGGCAAGCGCCCGAGCTACCCGATCAACACAAAATCTCGAGCCAGGGCCGCGCGGAGCTTCGCCGCCCGAGCGAACACGGCGGGCTCGCTCCGGCACGTCGACCACGCGATTCGGAGCAAGTACGGCTCGGTCCGCTCGATCTACCGCGGCCGATGAGATGGACGAGCGCGAGCGCCGCGAGCTGGGGCTGCTCGCGCTCGACGCGGCGGTGCGCGGGTTCGGTCGCGGGCTCCAGGCCGTGCACGTGCGCTCGGTCGACTGCACGCCGGACCCGCACATCGTCGCCGACGTCCGGCTGCGCCCGAGCGCGATGCAGGTCCGGCTGACGATCGACGCGCGGCCGATCGACCGGTGACCCGCGGGGAGGCGTTCGCCCGGTTCTGCGGGACGTGCCTCGTGCACTCGGCCGACGAGTTCGCCGGGCATAAGTTCGAGCTGGAGGCGTGGCAGGGCTCGATGATGGGCGAGGCGCTCGCGCTCGACGCGCAGCGCCGCCCGCGGTGGCAGTCGGTCGTGATCGTGCTGTCGCGGAAGAACGGCAAGACGACGCTGCTCGCGGGCTATGCGCTGTTCCGGCTGCTGTTCGATCAAGACCTGCCCGAGATCCTCCTCGCGGCCGCCTCGGACCGGCAGGCCGGGCGGCTGTTCAACGCCGCGGCGCTGTTCGTCGCCCGCTCGCCGTGGCTGTCCGAGCAGCTCGTCGTGAAGGACTACGCCGCCGAGATCACCCGCCGCGATCGCGCGGGCTCGATCCTGCGGATGTCGGCCGACCCGCGGACGCTGCACGGCTATAACCCGAGCCTCGTCGTCTGCGACGAGCTGGCGCAGTGGACGACGCCGAGCCTGCGCCGGGCGTGGGCGGCGCTGACGACCGGCGGCGGCGCGCGCCACCGGGCGCAGACGTTCTCGATCTCGGTCGCCGGGGAGGCGTCGAGCCGGGCGACGGGCATCCTCGGGCGCCTGCTCGACTCGAACGAGCGCGACGGCGAGGTCGAGCGCCCGCACGAGGGGCTGACGATCTCGCGCAACGCCGACGCGCGGACGCTGATCTACAACTACGCCGCGCCGACGACCAACCCGCGCGAGACGGCGAAGATCAAGCTCGCCAACCCGGCGAGCTGGATCGACGAGGCTTACCTCGCCCGCCAGGCGGTCAACCCCGAGCTGACGACGGCCGAGTTCCTGCAGCTGCACGCCGGGGTGTGGGCCGAGGCCGAGACGCGGTTCGTCCAGGCCGTCGACTGGCACACGTGCCGGGTCGACGACGCGATCGAGCCGGGCGACGAGATCACGCTCGGGTTCGACGGCGCGCGCACCGACGACTCGACCGTGCTCGTCGGCTGCCGCCTCGACGACGGGCTGCTGCAGGTGCTCGGCGCGTGGGAGCGCCCGCCCGGCGCCGAGCGCTGGCAGGTGCCGCTGCGCGAGGTCGACGCGGCCGTCGCCGATGCCCACGAGCGCTACGTCGTGCGCCGCGGCTACTACGACCCGCCGCTGTGGCAGTCGGAGATCGACGAGTGGGCGTATGAATTTGGGGAGACGGTCGTCGTCCGGTTCGACACGCGCTCGGGGAAGATGCCCGGCGCGGTCGAGCGGTTCGAGACCGACGTCGCCGCCGGGCTCGTCCGGCACGGCGGGCAGCGCCTCCTGACCGCGCACGTCCTAAACGCGCACCGGCACGCGGCCCGGCAGGGCTACGTGCTCGCCAAGTCCTCGCCGTGGTCGCAGGACAAGATCGACGGCGCGGTCGCAGCCGTGCTCGCCTACCAGGCGCGCGCCGACGAGCTGGCATCCCCGCGCCGCCGCCGCGGCGCCTCGCGCGTCCCGATGTCGTTCTGAGCCGCCCGCCTCGGGCCCGACCATCCGCGGCCGTGGCGGTGGCCGACGACCTGACCGCGGAGATCGAGCGCTACGAGGTCGCGCTCGACGACCGGGCGCGACGCATTGACGAGTTCCACGCCTACTACCGCGGCGACGTCCCGCTCGCCTACGCGACCGAGAAGTTTCGCGAGGCGTTCGGGTGGCTGCTGCAGGCGCTCTCCGACAACTGGTGTCAGATCGTCGTCGACTCCTCGGTCGAGCGGCTGCAGGTCCAGGGGTTCCGGTTCGGCGCGCCCGAGGCCGACGAGCAGGCGTGGGGGATTTGGCAGGACTCGAACCTCGACGTCCTCTCGGACGTCGCGCACTCCGAGGCGTCGCAGACGGGGATCGCCTACACGCTCGTCACGCCCGACGACGACGGGCCCCGGATCACCATCTGTTCGGGGCTAGAGGCGATGGTCGAGACCGACCCGGCCGACCGGACCGACCGCGTCGGCGGGTTCAAACGGTGGCTCGGGCTCGACGGCTACCGGCACGGCGTGCTGTACCTGCCCGACGCGTTCGTGCTCGTGCAGGCCGAATCCGACGACGCCGACGACGCGAGCGAGCGCTCGCCGTGGGAGGTCGTCGACACGGTCGCGAATCCGCTCGGCGTGGTGCCGCTGATCCCGATGGTCAATAACCCGCAGATCGACGGCGCCGGGATGTCAGACCTGCACGTGATGATGCGACTGCAGGACGCGGTGAACAAGCTGCTCGCCGACATGCTCGTCAATTCCGAGTTCGTCGCCTACCCGCAGCGCTACGCGACCGGGATCGAGATCCCAAAGGGCCCGGACGGGAAGCCGCTCAACCGCGAGCAGTTCCTCTCCTCGGTCTCGCGGCTGTGGGTGTCCGAGATGCCCGACGCCAAGTTCGGCGAGCTGGGCGCGCACGAGGGGCTCGGCTACGTCAAGCAGATCGAGATGATCGTGCAGCACATCGCCGCGCAGACGCGCACGCCGCCGCACTACCTGACCGCCGGACTCGGTCAGTACCCGTCCGGCGACTCGCTCCGCGCCTCGGAGTCGGGGCTCGTGTCCAAGGTCAAGCGCAAACAGCGGTGGTTCGGCGACCCGTGGGAGGAGTCGCTCCGCGTGTCGTTCCTCGCGCTCGGCGAGACCGAGAAGGCCGAGACCCGCGACGCCGAGACGATATGGGCCGACCCCGAGCGCCGGACCGAGGCGCAGCTCGTCGACGCGCTCGTGAAGATGGGCACGCTGGGCGTCCCGCAGCGGGCGCTGTGGCGCCGCTGGGGCGCCTCTCCGCAGGAGGTCGACGAGTGGGAGCGCGAGGCCCCGGCCGCGCCGCGCGTCGAGCTACCGCCGGGCGTGGATGCGTCCGGCCCGGCCGTACCTTCCGCGGCGTAACAGATGCCCGACGAGAACGGCACCTCCTCGACGTCGCCACCGGACGGCGGCTCGCCCACGGGGAACACCCCTAATGCCCCGGCGGGCACGGCGGCGCCGCCGCCGAGCGCGACGGCGCCGCCCGCTCCGGGGGCCGACGACGGCGAGTTCAACGCCGAGGAGCGCGCGCTCCTCGCGAACGCCCGCGACCCCGACGCCATGCGCTCGATGCTGGCCTACGTCCGCGGCCGCGAGCGCGAGGCCGACAAGGCGATCAAGCAGGCCGAGGCGGCGCAGAAGCGCATCGACGACGCCGCGAAAACCGAGCTTGAGCGCGAGCGCGACGCCCGCCTCGTCGCCGAGCGCGAGCGCGACGAGCTGCGCCGGGCGCGGCTCGCGCTGGACGTCGCCGCGGCCGAGGGCATCCCCGAATTTGCCGACCTGCTCCGGGGCGACACAAAGGAGAAGCTGCAGCGCGAGGCCGCGGCGCTCCGTGAACGTGTCAAGCCGTCGGCGGGCTCGGTCGACCTGGGCGCTGGGTCGAGGCTGGCGAACGGCTCCGCGAGTGGGGCCACGTTCGACGACCTGATACGGCGCAAGGCGGGTTACGCGAGGTAAGCCGCCGTTTCCCCGGCCGGTCAGCGCGAGGCGCGGCACGGGCGACAACCGAACAGCAGTCACTCGGAGGTCGTAACCGTGCCGTTCGACAACATCATCAGTCGCGCCGACGCCGACGCGCTGATCCCGATCCAAGAGGCGAACGAGATCCTCACGCTGGCGACGCAGCAGTCGGCCGCGATGGGGCTGTTTCGCCGCATCCAGATGTCCGCCAAGCAGTACCGGATGCCGGTCCTCGCTGCGCTCCCGATCAGCTATTTCGTAAACGGGGACACAGGTCTCAAGCAGACGTCAGAGGTCAACTGGGAGCACAAGTACCTCGACGCCGAGGAGATCGCCTGCATCGTTCCGATCCCCGAGAACGTCCTCGACGACTCGCGGTTCCCGATTTGGGCGAACGTCCGCCCGCTCGTGGCCGAGTCGGTCGGGCGCACGCTCGACGAGGCGATCTTTTTCGGGACCAACAAGCCCGCCAGCTGGCCGAACGCGATCGTCCCGACCGCGGTCGCCCGCGGGAAGGTCGTCAACCGCGGCACGGCGACCGCCGCGAACGGCGGGATCGCCGGTGATTTCTCGAACCTGTTCGCGCTCGTCGAGGCGTCCGGGTTCGACGTGTCCGGCGTCGTGCTGTCTCGGATCTACCGCGGGCTGCTGCGCAACGCGCGGAACACGCTCGGCAATCAGTTCCCCGAGGTGTCGCCGGGCGACGTCTACGGGATCGACCCGCGCTACACGCTGCGCGGTATGTGGCCGGTCGGCGCGAACAGCGCCGAGGGCGTGGCGGGCGATTTCTCGTTCGCGATCCTCGGCGTGCGCTCCGACATTCAGTTCAAGGTGCTCGACCAGGCCGTCATCTCGGACGCGGCCGGGGCGATCATCTACAACCTGCCGCAGCAGGACATGCTCGCGCTCCGCGTCACGGCGCGGTTTGCGTGGCAGGTCGGCGACCCGATCACGCACGATCAACCCGACCCGGCGATCCGCTACCCGTTCGCCGTCATCCGCGGCGCCGGTACTGGTGAACTAGGCGCCGACCCCGAGCCCGCGGCCGACGAGCCCGACGAGGCCGAGGCCGACGAGCCGAAGGCGGCGCGTCGGCGATGAATACCCCGCGCGCCGGGCTCCGTCCGATCTATCCCCGGATAGGGGACGAGCCCGGCGCGCGCGCCGTCGACGTCGAGGCGCTCGACGACGACGACGAGCTGCCGTTCCGGCCCGAGGTGCAGGACGTCGCCGACCTGCTGCGGGCGCGGACAAAGGACGAGGACTCGACCGAGCTGGGCGAGTTCACCGACGCGACGCGGCCGACGGCCGACGGCGTCGAGCGGCTGATCACCCGCGCGCTGGCCGAGGTCATCGCCCGGCTAGGCGGGCTCCCCGAGGCGCCGTCGCCGTTCACGCTGGAGGAGCCGTTCTGGCTCGCCGCCCGGACGCTCGTCGGGCTGTACGCGGCGATGCTCGTCGAGCTGAGCTACTTCCCCGAGCAGGTGCGGACGGATCGCAGCGCCTACCCGGAGTACGAGCGGCTGTTCAACGATGGGCTAGAGCAGCTCGCCGACGCGATCCGCGGCCGCGGGCCCGGCGGCACGAACACCTACTCGGTCCCGATCTACACCGAGCTGACCGCCTCGGGCGGCCGCGGCGGCTGGGACTGGTGGTGGCCGTATGGGCCCGGCTGGAACATGACCGTCGAGGAGGCCGAGCGGCACATCCCGCGCAACCCGCAGCTGCGCCGGTTTCCGCCGTCGACGTGGGCTAAGTCACCGGCGCAGCGGCCATGACGCCGGTCATCGTCAAGGGCGCCAACGAGCTGGCCGCCAAAACCGGCCGGATGGCCGACCGGCTGACGCACCCGAGCGGCGCGCAGCTGGCCCCGATCTTTCAGCGCCGGATCGCGCAGCGGTTCAGCTCCTCGGGCGAGGGCCAGTGGCCCGCGCACTCGGCTGCGACCGTCGAACGCTGGGGCTCGCACTCACTGATGCGGCTGTCCGGCGCCCTTGAGTCGGCGATGACACACGGCCGCGTCGAGGGCGGGAGCACCTCGATCGAGTACCGGCCGCAGGCGCCGTTCTACGGCGCGATCGTCAACCGGCGCCGCCCGATCATTCCGAACGCCGACGCGCAGCTCGCCCGCGAGGTCTCCGACGAGCTGGGCCGCTACGTGATGGGGGATAGATGACGGCGACCCGTCGCGACCCCGGCTCGGTCCACGGCCGGATCGTCTCGGGCGCCGAGGTCGAGCGCGCGGCGCTCGCCGTGCTGCGCGAGCACGTGCCCGACTATCTCGTCGAGGTCGAGCGCCAGTACGGCCGCGAGCCCGGCAAGCTGCAGCCGCCGCGCGGATACATCCTCGCCTCGCAGTTCGAGAAGTGGCCCGAGGATCAGCTGCCTGTCGTCGTGGTGATCTCACCGGGGCTCGCCGCCCGGCCGCGACGATTCGGCGACGGTCGAGTGATGGCACCGTGGGGACTCGCCGCCGGTGTCATCACCTCGGCCAGCTCGATCGAGCGCACCCGCGAGAACGCGCTGCTGTACCTCGCCGCCGTGCGGACCGTGATCGCGCAGTGGGAATCGCTCGGCGAGTTCACGCAGGGCGTCGAGTGGCAGGACGAGAGTTACGACGAGCTGCCGTTCAGTGACACGCGGACGCTGTTCGCCGCACAAGCCCTTTTTGCCGTGACCGTCGACGACGTTCTCACCTACGGCGGCGGGCCCGGCGGCCGCTACCCGTACCTGCCGCCCGACGGTCAGACGCCGACCGACCCGCCGGACTGGCCGCGGGCGACGTCGGCCGACGTCGAGCTGCGCCCGCTGCCGATCAAGGCTCACACATTGACACTCGCCGAGGAGGAGTAACCCCGTGTCACGACCCGGAACCTCTGTAACCGTCTCTGACGTTCTACCGTCCGCCGCCGCGCCGACCGCGACCGACGTCCTGTTTGTGATCGGCGAGACCGCCGCGGGCCCGCTCGACGTGCAGCAGGTGCGCTCGCTCGCGAGCTTCAGCTCGCACTACGGCGACCGGTTCAACCCGGCCGACACGTTCGACGCCGTCGAGGCGTTCTTCCGCGACGGCGGCGGGCGCGCCTACGTGAAGCGGCTCGTCCCCGACGACGCCGAGTCGGCGACCGTCGACGGGCCGAACTTCACCGTTAGCGCGCTCGGGCCCGGCGCCTCGGGCGACGAGATCCGGTTCGAGCTGGCGCCCGCGCCCCCGCCCGCGCCGCGTGCCGTGCTCCGGCTGGCCGGGGCCGCGCCGCGGCGTGCGCTCGCCCGCGCCGCGGGCGAGCTGACCGTCGAGTTCGAGTCCGGCGTCGAGGACGGCGTCGCGCAGGCCGGGACGCCGGTCCGGATCAAGGTCACCGACGCCGACGACGGCAACGTGATCCTGCAGGATCTCCGGTCGATCGACTGGGGCGACGGCACGATCGCCGAACCGGCCACGACGTGGGAGCACGCGTACACCACGAACGCGACCGGCGTGCAGATCGAGGTCGTGGCCGCCGTCGGCACCGACACCGGCACCTCGGACGCGTTCGACGTCGAGGGCGGCGACCCGCCCGAGGGGCCCTACGCCGCCGTCGTCGAGTTCGAGGGCCGCGTCGTCGAGCGCTCGCCGGTGACGCTTCACACGGTGGGCGCTCTCGTGGCGTGGGCGGCCGACTCTGACTACGTCCGGGTGACCGGGGACGACCCCGACGACGAGCTGGCGGCGGGCCGCTGGGGGCTCCGTGGCGGCTCAGACGGCACGCTGCCGGTAGTCGACCCCTACCTGCTGCTCGGCGCCGCGCTCGCGATCCCGCCCGCGCTCGGACCCGGCCAGCTGATCGCGCCGGGGAAGGTGACACCGGCGCAGCACGAGGCGCTGCTCCAGGGCGCCGAGAACGGCAACCGAGCCGCGCTCCTCGACGCCGATCCGAGGCTCGACGAGGCCGGGCTCGTGGCGCACGTCCGCCAGCTGCGCGGCGTCGACTCCGAGCGGTTCGGCGGGCTGTTCGCCTCCCGCGCCATCGTCCCCGGCCGGGCGCCCGGCACCACGCGCACGATCGCGTGGTCGGGGATTCAGGCCGGGCTGATCGCGCGCCTCGACGGCGGCGGCAACCCGAACCGGGCGGCCGCGGGCTCGTTCGGTCAATCGCGCTGGGCGATCGACCTGGAGACCGAGTTCGACGATCTCGCCCGCGAACGGCTGATGCACGCCGGGGTGAACACGCCGCGCATCCTCTACGGCACGGTCCGCGCCTACGGGTTCCGGACGATCGTCGACGAGAACGGTCCCAACCGCGGTTGGCTGCTGCTGTCGAACGTCCGCCTCGCGATGGCGGTCAAGGCGCGCGCCGACGAGGTCGCCGAGCGCTACGTGTTCGCCAACCTCGACGGCCGCGGGCGCACGCTCGCCCGGTTCGGCGGCGAGCTGTCGGGCATCTGCATGGACTACTGGCCCGAGGCGCTCTACGGGGACACGCCCGAGGAGGCGTTCCGCGTCGACGTCGGCGACAGCGTCAACACGCCCGAGTCGATCGCGAACCTGGAGATCCACGCGGTGATTCTGCTGCGGATGGCGCCGTTCGGCGAGTGGGTCGAGGTGCAGATCGTCAAGCAGGCGATTACAGAGTCACTCGTTTAGGAGGTGTGACACATGCTCACTAAGCACTACGCCGTCGGGGTGTGGATTGATCAGATCGGCGATCTCGGATGGTTTGACACGTTCACCGGTGGGGGTGTCGACTCGGACGAGGTCAAGTATCACCCCGGCGCTATGGCGCAGACGATCTCGCTCGGCGGCACGAGCGAGGTCGACAACGTCGTCGTCGGGCGGCTGTACGAGCTGCGCCGCGATCACCCGCTCGTCGGGCAGCTGCTCGACAAGTGCGGCAAAGTGCAGATGGTCGTCGCGAAGCACCCGCTCGACCCCGACGGCAACGCGTGGGGGCGCCCGCTCGTCTACGTCGGGACCTACAAGCGCTGCACGCCGCCCGAGCACGACTCGAACGCGACCGACGCCGCGATCATCGAGCTGGAGCTGACGTCCGCGATGGTGGCGCTCGGATGAGCGCTCTACCGCCCGAGCTGCAGGCGACGCTCGACCGCGCCCGCGGCGAGATGCCGGGGCTCGGCGGCGTCACCCCGAGCGCCGGTCTAGCGCAGGCCGCGATTGACGCGGGGATCGCTCCCGACCCGCACGCTGGCAACGGCGAGGCG